TACAGACCTACTTCAGACTCAGTACTTACATCTCTACATCTCCACTGGAACTCAGTGTTATCAGGGATGGGAGGTGTGATCACCCACNCATCACTATNGATCTCTACAGATCTGATAGGAGCACTGAAGTCACCAGCTAGTGTGTCTATCTGGTACTCTCTATGGAGTCTGGCGGTATCGTACAGATGACCATAGCTATTGGCGGATAGCGTACCATCTACACCATAGTCTATAGTGCCAGTAGTAGGCGATATAGCAGTAGGTTGACGTATGGTATCTGTCTTGAGTATATATTGATTATGAGGATTTTCAGATGCTAAATGCTCATCCATAATACCAGCCACTTCAGCGCCTACATCTACAGCATCTAACACCACCTCACCGGTCTGACCGTTGACGCTATCTACAGCACCTCCACCGGACTGACCGATAGGAGCATATTTGACATCTCCTTCTGCTTCAGTTAAGAAATCAGGTAGTTGATTCTCAGGCACCAGACCTAACTCATTAAGACTAGCTACACCGTCGGCTTGACCGATGATGTTGCTTTTTACTACTGGTGCACCCTCTGTACGAGGGTCTATGAGTTTACGTGGCATTGCTTTAACCTCCTAGTTATTGACCGGGCCATTCTGTATCTAGAGATATATTAACTAGATCTTCATCACTGCTTGCATCTATGGCTGCATGTAAAGCATGACATCTGGTAAAACATCCTTGTACATGTTCACTTACAGCTCTACCTACAGCTAGAGCTGTAGTTCTATCTAGTTCCACCCATACACCAGGTTGAGCTTCAAACTTAAAAGATTCCATATCGGTAAATGCTAATACGCTAGCTACCAAGCCAGCTACTCTATACTGACTACCTATATCAGTACGTATATGACTATCACCTAACATAGTGCCTTTGGATTCATGATATTGACGTAGCTTTCTAGCTTGGTCTTTCATCAATATACGATCTATAGTCCAGTGGTCGTCTACCCAGACACTATAGTCATTAGGACGTTCTGTGACTTCTATATCACCAGGATAGCCTTGGTTACCAACATAGTAGTCCTTGGTGGTAGGGTTGAGCCAATATTTCATCATATGCTCCTAAGCGTTTATTGAGATGCATCCATGGGATTTCTGATTTTTTCACAGCTACATATATATAACTTGAGGACATGCCTCTATTTTTAAGGAGTCTCACATGCTGATTTCATTCTTCCATGCCATGATGTTTGTAGTTCTGTTCTTCATCGCACAGTCTGCCGTACAAGCTGCCGATATATGTCAGCAACCATTGGAAGCTGAACATGTTCAGATGTGTTCTGTTGAGCGTAACTACCATACGGTCATGCACTCTCATCTATCTGAGGTTTTGAAAACTAGCTTCAGAGATCGACATGAGTACATCATGTCTTCGCTTAATGCTGATTGTCGTACAGCGATCTGCCGTCATCGTACTCTGCATGAGTATAACGTTTATCTGTTAGGGTTCATGGTGCGTAACGGTATTGATAACTAAGGAGATATAACATGTATCATCAAATCAAGTATCGTTGGGTAGTTATCGCATGGGTTATCCTAGCTCTAGTAGGATGGATGGGTTCATATAAGCTTAATCAGACCTACACGGTCTCCTATGAGCTTCCTAAGCCCCAAGTTACCATCATCCCGACGATCCGCTATACGGCACCTCCTAAGCCTTCTAAAACAGATAAGTTGGCTCGTGCTATCTCAGACATCTACACTAGCGTCGATGTCACTAAAGCCAAACAGATCGTCAAACTTACTGAACACCATGCCAACAAACACAACATCAGTCCTACTTTGGTACTAGGACTCATAGCAGCAGAGTCAAGCTTTAAACGTACGGCAGTAAGTCATGTAGGTGCTAAGGGCTATACGCAAGTATATCCTAAATGGCATCATGATAAAATCAAAGGCCGTGATCTTTTTGATACACGTGTGTCTATCGAAGTGGGTACTCGTATCCTCAAAGACTGCTTCGACAGACGCAAGACAGTGAAGATGGCTCTAGCATGTTATAATGGAGCCACCAGACCTGAAGATATCGAAAAGTACTATCGGTCGGTTATGCGTCGCAAACAACAGATCCTTCAAGTAGCAGCACTGTGATATATAACACCACTACTGGCTTCCATCTAGGAGCCAGTAGTGGGTAGCGTTATATTTTTTTGAACTCTTCTTCGATATTACCTACTGCATTAGCTTTGGACTTATTTTCCTGATCAGCTAATTTGTTCATCATATCTATGACATCCATAGGCATATCTAGGTAATCAGTCAAACTCATCCCATATACTTCACGGATGTTCTTGACTATATATAAGCGCATCATAGTTTCTAATAGACTACCGTCATTAGGATCTTCGCATGGATGAAATCCTACACTTGACAATGGTCTTTTCTGTCTATCAGTTAGATGGTTATGGATCTGATATTCGATGTCATGAGCACTAGTCATGACCATATTAGCATCCACACTGTTGAGTTGAGGTATGGTCTTAAACATCTTGTCTATAAAGACATTCCAGTCTATATCCATACCAAACCTAGGTGTGGCTACATGTTTATGACTCAGCGACTGGAGATCTTCAGCACACGCTGAGTTGTAAGGACGAAAAAAAGCTGTATGACATCCAAAGGTATGACGTTAGTAAATTCATTATTCACTACAGCATCTTTCTGCTCTTCGCCACATACAGGGCAGTCATATACAGGGATACCTACTACAGCCATAGTAGATTCATTGATGTATTTAACTACTTCAGACAAGAACCGCTCACGGATTTTGTCATCGGCGGACATAACATCGAGAGTCATTTCGATGGTTTCACGGTCATCGATGATATTACTATCGATTTCAATATTCTCTACCCAATGTACATACTGACGCATGGAAGATGCTTGAGCATATCGTTCTACCAATACGTTACGCTCGTCATCCCTAGCTGTATTAGATAGACTACTATTGATGACGTCTACGATACCAGTGATCCATCTATGACCTTCGTCGATGTACTGATTGACTAGAGGTGATTTAAGAGTGATCTTTAGATCAGATCCATCTGTGTCACCACTGAGATCTACAGACCTAGACTTAAGGTTCATCATCTCATCTTGATATTTCTTGACAGCACTGAGGTCACGCTGGAATGGCTGGCGCATAGCCATATGTGACTTTTGCCATTCTGTCAGTGCGTTATTGTTAACCAATAGTAGTTTGCTGAGATTGAGTTTCTCTTCTACTACATGGTTACATTTTTCAGGATCACTGATACAGCTTCTGCGATACTGAAAGCCTTTGGGATACATCGTGCATGCTAGACCCCAGAACAAAGCAAACAAGTCTTGTACGGCGATATGGTTACGGATATTACTAATAGGTAGCTCATCATTCTTTACCGTGGTGGTATAGATATGCGAGATAGCAAAATCCATCAGGTAGTCAACTGTATATGACGTGATGTTAGAATAAGCTAGTCCGTAAGTATATCGACCCATACGGATCTTCTCGCTCACCAACTGTCTGTTCAGTTCAATGATCTCTGCTTCGGTGGGCGGTTTAAATGTTACCCAGATACCACTATGCCAAAGAGGTACTTGGAAAGTAGTGCCCAAACCCAACTGACGAATCACTCTCAGGACGGCACGTTCACCTTTGAGGTTTTCATTTTCAGTATTTTTGACTTTAGGAGCTTGAGGTCGATATTTCTGTCCACCGTACTCTACGTGTTGTTTGAACAGACTATCAGGATTACTGAATGATGACAAGAATGCGTCACCGTAAGTATTGAAGTCTAGACCTTCTTTCAACACATCGGCCCACTTACGTGAAGCTACGTTGTCGACTAAATTGATATTAGGGGTTCTATTCAAAGATTTTTGAGCTTCAATATCTACCGATGAAGGCAGTGATAGAGTAACTGCGTCCTCATCCCATTGACATGTATCGCTATGAGCTTCATCCAACAGTACTCGCTGTTTGAGTTTCTTAACCTCTACAGGACCATCGTATTCTTCGTCTTGTAGAACAGTGTTGATATCTACATTAGGCAGATTATCCATTTTGTTGTTCCTGTTTCATCTTGTTAATGGCAGTAGTAGCGCTATCGGTAATAGCTAGTACAGTCTGGAATGTCAGAGCTTTAAAGTTATCGAAGAACTGACTATACAGTCCATAGATGTTAAAAGCTTTAGCCAAGTCAGATTCACTAGTGACTTCACCGTGACGATCTTTGTGCATGTCATGGATTTTAACTAGTTCGTTAGTGAAGTTTTCGATATCACGTTTAAAACCTTCAACCATGACACGGAATTCAGAAGGGTTATCAATATGTTTAATCAGATCAGGCGTATTAACTAGTTCAGCAGTGGCATGGAAAGTCTCAAAGAGTCCACGAGCACAGTCATTATAGAGCGCTTCAAGCTCTTCCCATGACTGTTGAAAATCATGCACAGGTGCAGTATCTTTGTAGGTTTGATTGACAGCTACGGCAGTGCGTTTGGCTTTAGGGGCGGGCATGGTAAAAACTCCTGAAGAGGGAAATGTTATGGTGCTCCAGCTAATATAACTAGAGTTAATTTTTTTCACTACTTTTCACGGCAGGTTATGATGCTAGATCAAGATGTATACGACTATGTTAAAACAGCGTACTTGCCAGAACAGGCGGATGAAATCCTGAGAGGTTTTGAGCTACTAGAAGCTTTTGGATTAGAGTACTATGATAGTGAATTCATACCTATTGTCACCAATACTGACAAGTATGATCCTGATGATATGCGCTTAGCTTTTAACAGTCAGCTGATTAAGTCACTTAATATAGTGCTCAACGAACACAACGTATATCTCAAGTCAGAAATCAATCTCTACATCCGTAACGAGATATTGTCATCTATCTATCTGTTACAACATCTGAATGACTATAGTCCTATATTACAAATACTAGAGTCTTACCTAGAGAATGATGACAAACTAATAGCTATCCTTTCACATACATGTATTCTATCAGACATAGTGATCTCTGACTCCGTAGAGACATTTGAACCTAGTTTCTTAAAAGGTCTATATGACTTCATTATGGCGAATCATCCTGATCAAGACGATCAATCACAGATAGATAATATACATGTCAAGAACCTTAAGCTATTTAAAACTTTCTTACACGAACAGACGTGCTTAGGACTAGAACTGATATCATCAGGTAGCCCTATAGGCTTAGAGCCTGATTACTATTTCAAACATTTAGATATCAATAAACCTATAGTTCAGTTAGCTTTAGATGTACTGTCATGTATATTAGTGTCACAAGCATATCAGTTCCCTACCATGGCTTATCGCAAACATGCTTCTGTCTATATACAAGATATCAATCGATTTACACAGATCGATACCATCGTTACACACATGGTAGGAGATTTTGAACGCTATAAGTCGGAGACTAGTCATGAACAGGTTTGAGTATCTCAAAGCAGCATTTCAATCAGGATGTTATAGATATAGAAGCTGGATCATATCTATGACATCTAGAGTACATGAAGATCCTCAGTCATATCTCCAAGATCCTTATCGATACAAACTAGTACAAGCACCTACTGGTTACCAGTATCTAGACCCTCAGACTAATGAGTTAACTAATATCACAGATGTACCAGCTGGTACAGTCATGTTTACTTTTAAAGATATCATAAAAGTAGATTCTTCATGGTTGCAGAATATCCCATCTCCCATAGAAACCACATTCGGTAATCTATTAGTTAATGCTATAGCTCTATCAGATGTATTCGGTAAGAAGATACCTTATATGACAGGTAAGATATCTGTCAAAAGAGTAGAGGAAATAGTAGCTCCTATACTTAAAGATACTCCTACTGACGATCAACGCAACTATGCTTACATCTATGTAGATGAATATACCAAATTCATAGATAGATTGCAATACATAGCATCGCTATCTAGCCTATGTGTGTGGTCAGCTACACGACGCAATATCACAGGACCTACAGGTCTTAAAGCCTATAGAGATCAACTAGTGAAAGAATATGGTGATACTATAAAAGATCCAGCCATATTAGCAGAATTTGAGAAAAAACTTAGGGATTATGATAATGAATATCTGAAAGACGATCCTAGCAATGGAATATTCTTATCAGGTAAAACTAAAGACATAGCTCGTAAGAAAATGTATTTGACTACAGGAGCAGGTAGTAGTTTTTCACCCAGCAACACTGTAACACCTACCATACAGTCACTAGAGGAAGGCTGGTCTACAGATCCTCAAGAGTTTACGGCATCTATGAACGATCTTAGATATGGTTCATATGCTCGTGGTGCTGAAACAGTTAAAGGCGGTGTAACTGCTAAGTCTCTACTACGTTCTCTAGGTAGTTATGTCATCACTATGGATGACTGTGGATCTAGTTTTACACTAGCTAGAGAGTTTACTCAAGACGATTATGATAGATTGATCAGTCGCTATATCGTAGAGTCAGGTAAATTGTTACTGATAGACTCTGATGATATGGCACGTAAATATATAGGTCGTACAGTCAATATGCGTTCTCCTTTGTATTGTAAATCCAAAGGAGAGAGTTTCTGTAAGTACTGTACAGGTGAGAAGCTAGCTGCTAATCCCAATGGTCTAAGCTTAGCTGTTACAGACGTATCATCTGTGATACTATATGCGTTCATGAAGCTCATGCATGGTAGTACTCTATCATCAGTGCATTTCGATTTCAAACAAGGTTTAACATAAGGAGTAAGACTATGTCATGGGAAGAATTTGACCTAAATGACAAACCCTCTCAGAGCTTCAACTCTGGTAACTCTGGTAACAATGGAGGTTTTCAGAAGAAGCAATGGACTGGTAAACCTAATTCAGGCTTTCAGAAAAAGTATGAAGAAGGTCCTGCTGAGCTTTATCTGCCTTATACAGTATCTACCAACCAAGATATCCCTGATAATGCATCAGATATACTCACATCCGTAGTGAAAAGGTTCTCTGAATCTGATTACACACTACGTACAGGTGGTAACAAAGGTGTTGATGATCTGCTAGAGACTCTATCTAAGCGTACAGAGATCCATCTTCCGTGGAGAGGATTTAACGACAAACAAAGTAAGTTTACATTTAATACTAAAAACTCATTTGAGATCGCTAAACAGTTCTCTCCTGTTTATGAAAACATGAAAGATTCTGTCAAAGCCATGCTAGCTCGTAACGTCCGTATGATGCTAGGTAAAGATCTCAAGAGTCCTACTATGTTTCTGTTGACTTGGACTGCCGATGGTGCTGAATCTGCATCTGAGCGTACTGCTAAGACAGGCTTTGCTGGTCATCTAATCGCCATGGCTTCAGCTATGCGAGTACCTGTTTACAACCTTTCAAAACCCAATACTCTGGATCGTATCCAGCAGTATCTCTCTCAATAATCACCAGGAGAAATCCATGACTGAAACCGCCAAAGAGACTACGCAAGTCGAAGACACGACTGAGAAAGAAGCTCCCGTAGTGCAAGAGTCTACCGTCATCACCACCGAAACCGGTACTACTGCTAGTACTGCTACTACGACTACTCAAAACGTAGCTCCTAAGCCCGTACAGAAGCCTGCTGTGCAAGTCTCTGGTAAGACAGCTGGCATGACTTTTGAACAGCGAATGACTGATCTCAAAGTCAGCGGCACCACCAACCAGAAAATCATCGTTACTGAACTTGATCAATATGTTGAACGCATGCGACCTGGTCGTCCTATCAATGGTGAACAAGGTGCTGCTTATCAATACAGCTTCTGGCTGACTCTGCAAAAGATCATCAGCCGCATGCCGCGTGAAGAGTTCAAATCACTTTGGAGTCTGGTGTTGGCTTACTTCCATCACCATGCAGCTGGCGTATTTCACGAGCGTTATGTTTATCGCTTTGCTGAGTACTGGACTCAATCGCAAAAACATCTCACTGACTATCAACGCATACTCAACCTTATCAAGTTGACTGCTGATCCTACGACTCTATCAAAGAACATCAAACAGGTAGATATCTCACGTACTCTAGCTGGCTTTGATGAAGAAGCTCGTCAACGACTAGCAGGTTACTATCAGCTTTAACAGCTGTACTACATACCCGTCACAAGAGCCCACTGAGGTTCTTGTGACGGGTAAAATTCCTATATATGAAATATCCAATGATTAGATAACCACAGAGAGACCTCATCATGTTATTAGTCGGTAATCCAGGTGTCAATAACTCATTTTACCAGGGGAGTTTTAAAAGACTCTCCAAAGATCTGATATTCGTATTCGGTAGTAATACAGCAGGCAGACATGGTGCCGGTGCTGCTAGAACAGCACGTGAACTATATGGTGCAGAGTATGGTCGTGGTATAGGACTAGTAGGACAAAGCTATGCTATACCTACCAAAGATGCAGATATCCGTCCGCTACCCATAGCCATGATAGCTCACCATATAGCTGAGTTTGTTGAATACACACAGACATCAGGTAAGAAGTTTTATGTAACTCCCGTAGGTACTGGACTAGCTGGATTTTCACATGCTGTCATAGCACCTATGTTCATAGGAGCACAGAACTGTTGGTTCCCTGAAGAGTGGGAGAAATACTTAAGACAGTGACATCATATGGAACTTTTCCAACTCTCAGGAGATACACATGAAATTCTTTTTGATAGCCGTCATGGCTTTTTTAACTACAGCATGTTCTACTAGCTATGATAAGTACTATCGTGCTGTAGATACCACTAATCAACGAGCAGTAGAGATGCAAACTGCTAAATCACAAGCAGAAGCTGCTAAGTATGCTGCTTTGTCTAAAATAGCTGAATCAGGCGATGCTACTGCCAAAGTAGCTGCAGCTATGGCTATAGCTTTTAGTCAGGTTAATGAGTCTAGCGTACAGACACATGCTCCTGCACGTCCTGAAAACGAGGTCAGGGAATGGGCTAAGATCGTAGTGCCTACTGTAGGTAGTATGGGTCTAGGATATTTCCAAATGCGTCAAGGCATAGCTGCTAGTGAAGCTCAACGAGATGTAGCTATCAGTACCAATGCAGCTTTTCAAGGTATGGGTGAGAGCATTAGTCAAGCCGGTAGTATCGGATATCAATATATTCAAGCACCTCAGGCCAATACTACTATTGGTGGTAGTGTAGTAGGTGGAGATCAGATAGGTGATTATAGTGGTGAAATGTCTGGTAATAGTGGTGAGTTAATCACAGGCGGTCAAACGTCTACTGTCAATGAACCTGATGTAGTACCTTGATGCAAACATAGTTCCTCTCCCTAGCTCAGTATCGGCTAGGGAGAGGATAACGTTATTTGAAAAAAATACAGTCACATATATAGTACATGAGACCTGACACTATCGTACAGGCTTACGCTTGCTAGACGGTATTCTAGCTGGAGAAGATCATGGAAGTTACTATTCACGATAATGACATCGATACCATCATGGTGTATGAAGATATATTAATCGATGATGTCGAAGACATGGCCCTGTGGGTGATTGACGGTGATCTGTGTCTTGTCGAACCGGATTTTAATCCGGTAAACGGGACATATGTCGGGATTGTTAAAAACGTCAGTTTATCTGATCTAGACGATGTCTTGATCGAAAGGATAAACTGACGTTTTAAGGTATGGGTTTCTGGCTACCTAAGAATCCAGAGTGTAGATAGACACAACTCTATCAGGAGAATAAGAGATGATCAATCTCACTCCTCACGCCATCACGCTTCAGCGCGCTGACGGTACACGTGTTACTTTTGCTCCTTCCGGGCAACTGGCACGTGTAACAACCGCTGAACAGGTTGTGGGCGAATATGACGGTGTTCCAGTCATCGCGCGCATTCTGGGCGAAGCAGAAGGTCTACCTGAAGAAGGTACGCCCTGCATCGTTTCGGCGATGGTAGCTTCAGCAGTCATGGGTCGCAAGGGTGTTTATGCACCTGATAGCGGCCCTACTGCCATTCGGGAAAACGGTCAAGTTGTGGCCGTTACTCGTCTGGTAGCTGCCTAAGCTACTGGCGTGAACATGAGTAAGACTCCGAGCGCGGTTGCTTGGGAACAGAATAAACCAACTGCCAGAGTTTAAAACTGGTTTTAAGGAACTCCCTGATCCTTAAGTAAAAACAAAGGGATTAAAGATACAACCACTCCTAGTTAATAAACTAGGAGTGGTATAGTATTTTTTTTTATCGTTGTTTCAAGTACAAGTCTAATACTTCATGAGGTTTGGGTAGTTTGAACATAGTGGTTGCATATTCTAGTGCATTGATAGGTCCTGACATAAGGTTGATATTCTGCATCCTGAACAGATGTTCTGATATGCCTTTGATACGTATGATCTCCCTACATGTAGTTTCTTTACTGACAGATAATGATTCAGTAGCAGTAGGATATGCAGACACAGCATCGCTATCATATACCATAGCTCTGATGTTGGTGGATATCTCACTATTACCTTCTATGATTTTCAAACCGCTAACTTGTAGCTCGGCAGGTAGAGTCAGAATCCAATTCTTCAAACTCAATACAGCATCATCTTCATCGTCTTTCTCATCTTCATTATCATCATACCCCACACTACCTAGTACGTAATTCTGATCTAGCAGATAGAAGTACATGGCATCTGCAATCTTCTTAGGTTGTGAGTTAAACCTATCAAATTCAGTTACGCCAGCAAATTCAGAGATGGTATATGAGAGATCCTTGATTTTTTCATCTAGTTCTAACATAGAGATACAGTCGTATCTGTTATATACGATGTACTCAACAGGATAGTGTTCTTGCATGAACTCATGCCACTTCAGTCCATGGTAGTTATCAGCTGCTGCGAATGTAAGTTTACGACTACCTAGTTCTTTATTCAGGATGACATCTAGCGAATAACTAGGTTCTTCTTGTTTGGCTAGACGAAGCTGTTTATATACACACATGGCATCTAGTACATAAAAACTAGCTGTCAGTATTAGAGTATGCCATTGGGAAGCCGGACTGATAGGTGTGACTTTACCAGAAGCCGTGATTTTTTTCTTTTTACCTTCTTTGTATTTACAGATACGAGCAGACTTAGGAATCTTAGGATCACAGAGTATATCTTCATAAGCTACTCCGTATCTGTCTAGAGTGGCTAAGACTTTAGGTATGTCATAGTTCATATTCCAAATAGCTAGTATATCAGGAGACCACTCGTGAGCTTTTTGAAATACTGCTCTCAACATATCTACTTCTGTCTCACATATCAAGATCTCACATTTTAGTCGATCACGATACTGAGGCAGATACTTATCCATGAGCCTATTAAGCTCTAGATCTACATTACTGATGTTTCTGACTAGATCCTTATGTACAGCTGTAAATACCTTATTCTGAAAAGCTATGGTAGCTAAGTTGATATATGTGATGCCATCGATGGTTTTAGTTTCAGTGTCGAATGTAGCTACTGTAAAAGGTGTTCTGTGATTTGGATATTGATCCATATACTGCTTCTTGATCAATGAGGCAGCAGAGATATCAGTACCGTAGATGTATGGTGAAGTCAGTAGTTTCTTGAGATGATCATTAGTATAGTTAAGTTCTAGCGCTTTAGCTACACGATCTCTAAGCTGACTATCTGTACATTTATACTCGACTAGGTTATCTAGATGTTCCCATTCTTTCTTTTGTTTATAAGTGCGACGATTCTTGATAGTAGCCCAGAAAGGTCTTTCGAAATTCTGTATAAATCTAATGGCAGGACGTATAGTCCCATCTGACATGTGGAGTTGTTCTTTGACTAGATGAAGATCTGGTCTGAGATTATGTCTTTCAGGTACATGGACAGCAAATCTACACTCACGTGCTACTACAGTCGGTTCCATTTTGAGACCTATGTGTTAGTGGTTCAGATGATAGTTTTAGTCAGGTTTTTTTAAAATCAAGGATCGAGAACATGTTCGGTAAACGCAGAGTATCACTAGAGCTGATAGATGCTCAGAACGATGACTGGGGTAAACAAGCTGAGATAGCTTGTGCTGCCATCATAGCTCATGTTAACAAAGAACCCATGGCTGACGGTAAGCGTCTAGTCAAAACCATACCTGAGATCAAACTCCTAGCCGATATGATCTTTAAACGTTTTGGCATACGTGTAGAGTTCATACATAGTGCAGCTGGTGTCATGGGTGTGTTGCCTATGATTCTGAACAAGTACCATGTTTTTCTAAATAAAGTCCTTCATGGCTTTGAAGGTATAGATGCACAAGAAGCTGTGTTATCTGGATGGCAAGATCGTAAAGGTAGTGTAGACCTCAAGAAAGCCAAAGTGTCGGGTATATTTAGCGAGTATACGCATCAGTTCTTTATCAACTTACCTTTCATAGTGAAGAATCTTAACTTTACGGCTGGTGAAATGGTAGGTTGCATATTGCATGAGATTGGTCATCTCTTTAACAACTACGAGTACAGTGACCGTCTAGAGACCACTAATGTCATACTAGCTCAGTTATCCACAGAGCTTAAAAACAATAGCGATACTAAAAAGATAGATTATGTGTTTAAGCAATATCTAGATGCCACTCAACAAGAAAAACTAGATATCGATATCCATAACACCAATCGTATCATACTAGGCGGCCAACTAGTAGCTAATTATTTTAGCTATGTCAAGTCTCAATGGCCTGTAGCTAAGTATGATGAGACTGGATCTGAAGTAGCTGCTGATGCTTTTGCTAGTAGGTTTGGTTATGGTAAAGAGATAGTTATAGCATTAGATAAAATGGAACGACTCTATGGCATGCATAAGTCCAAGATAGCTTTAGGTGTAGCTGGTGGTATATATAACATGATCAACCTAGGTATACCTCTGGCATTGAGTCTGACACTGTTATCATTAGGTGCTATACCTGTGGGTCTGATCTGGTTGGGCATCACTGGTCTGGCACTATATGGTAGTGGTGCTGATTTAAAAGATATGACTTATGATGATCTAAAAGACAGATATATACGCATCCGTCAACAATGCGTCCAGATGTTGAAAAATAGTGACATCGATACCAAGACTGCTAAAGAACTACTAGAACAAATCTATGCCATGGATGCTGTGATCAAGTCTACTAGTTATTTTAAACCCATGACCAGTAAGATTTCTAACCTGATGTTTAGTCGACATCGTCAAGCCAACGACACCATACAGCTTCAACGTATGTTAGAAGAACTAGCTCACAATGATCTATTTATCAGATCTGCTGAGTTTAACGCATCGCTTAAAACCGGAGCCTAAGATGTATACCATCACCAAACTTACTAAACCTTCGCAAGACTTCGTCACTCAACTCATCAACTCCGGCAGTAGTCGTCAACGACTAGTCAGCTTCTCTATCGCCAAAGCCATAGCTGATAGTCTACCTATGACTGCAGAGGCTCAGAACGATCCCAGACAGACTTTTAGACTGACCTTGGAGATAGGTGTTACTACGATACTTTCTAAGCTTAATGAGCTTGTTATCGTCGATACTGCTGCCATCATCGAATATGTTCGCAATCTCTACATCTGGCGTTATCGTGTAGCTTTTGATCCGATGATGGTTATCGTGACTGATAGCAGCAAAGCCGTAGCTGAGTTCTTCAGTGTGTCTAGTCATATCGATCAGACCACACTAGACGATCTAGCTAACAACTCTAATCTGGCTATGTCTACATATAACAAGATGCGTGCTCTATATAAAGAATTAGCAGGTGATTGACATGAGTATTTTTGAAGAACTCACAGGTACTCGGACTCAGAAGTCAGAATCTATCAATGTAGGGAACATCAGAACACTATGGAGTTCACTAGAAGCACTAGAACTAACCATCAATAATCTCAAAGACGTACAAGCTGCTGTCAGCGCATCTAATAACGTCTCACAAGAGTCTGCTCGTTTCATAGAAACTATCAGACCTGGACTCCTACATAGTAGACTAGTACTAGAACAGTTTACCAAACACCCTAGTCAGATAGAGCTTTCTAATACTCAAAAATATCTAGCTGGTAGTATAGCCGTAGAAGAAACTAATCTAGCTAACAATTTCAGTGATTTCATTAAAGAATCACTAGAAGACGTGAGTCAGTTCATTCATCATTTTGATAAATATTATAAACCTCTATGTGAGTCTTATATCGGAGACCTACTGACTAATAACAGTAAACTCATGTCTTTATACGCAGTGAGCTCTGATCTAGTCATACCTTGGGGCGAAGAGTTTATCAATCTACTTACTACACCTCTGCATGTACTAGCTAGTGCAGAACATATGTTCGCTACATATGGTGAGTTCTTGAGAGATAGTGGTGTTCTATCTGACATACTATCTCAACCTTATGTCTATGCTTATGTCAAATCCATAATAGATAATACTGATGAAAAGCTTACAGTACTAGAACTCAACGATATCAACTATCGACTGATACTGGATATGTTATCTAGTACCCCTCTAGCCAAACTAGATGACATAGGCAACACCATCCATCAAGCTCATATAGAACTTACCGATCTAGCCAAACAGTCAGATATAGATTTCAACTTATGTAAGCNACAGATCACTGAGATCATAGCTAATCTCTCCTATGTAGAATCAGTGATGAGATCGCTTAACATACTCTATCCTGCGTGTAAGTATCCCATGCAGTATATGAATACTCTGGTTTAAATAGCATGACTACACGCCTACCATCCATCTAGGAGGTAGGCGTGTCTGTCAGTCGTTTTCTATATCCACAAACTCTATCACTATGTCTTCATTGACAGCTAAATGTCCGTCCTCTTGCTGAACTAGTACTTTACGTATAGCTAACATAGCACCTGGTTCATCTATACTAACAACATCTAGCTGGTTTTCACCGCCTAGACCTACTAGTGATATACCAGTGATAGACTCTCTGAATTCATTCTTGAGAGCCACTATCATGTCGGATATACTAACTTGGATGTTTTGTAGTTGTAGATCTATGATCTCTATAGAACGTTTAGCTATAGCATCTCTGATACGGAAGTCATTAAATACAGTGTTATTGACATAATACTTGAGATGGAAGCTTTGTTGAGTGTTGATATGATCTTTGATACCATCTTTGATAGTGACTAAAACGTTACCTATAGTCTTCTTAGGTTTGAAATAGATGTTGGTTTGTTCTAGTAGTATTTTATCGAGATCTTTAAGATCATAGGTGATCCATTGATCTAGTGTTTTGATAACTCCGTCATAGTAGTCATTGTGATCAGGACGGTTAGCTACTATGTGTTTATAGTCTACTAGCAGTAAATCTATGTAACAAATGCTACGACCAGTATCTATGATCTCTGGATTACCTTGAGCATCTAGTATGACATCACCAGTATGATGCTGATATACTACTTGACCATCTATATCATAAACTACTTCATCCTTACGATGGAGCAGTGTCATCCGTAACTGTCCTTCACTATCAGGTATAAATATAGATCCAGTAGCAGGATCAGTAGCATAGATATCATCGGTATATACCATAGGGATGTCTGCTGTATATGTACGATAGTTATCAGCTGCTAGAGAAGACCTATAGTGACACCATAGGTTATCTAGCGACAGACCAAATTGTATATCTATTTGTTCATGTGTGATGACAGCATGTATGGCTTCCAACATAAAACTACCCAGTAGCTCATCAGTTAAACTAGATTGATAACCAGGTATCAAAGATTGAGTGTGGTGTAATACTTGGAAAGTATGTTTAAGAGGTGTGGGTAGGTTGATAGTACTGTTAGACGCCATTTCGAAATTAGTTAGATATAAACGATGTTCATTATCGATATCAAACTCAGTATGGAGATCAAACTCAAACACTCTTTCATCTATATCATTCCTACCTACGTATCTACCGTTGAGATATCCATAGTGCATCTCACCAGGAGACTGGAAGGCTAGCTGCACACCTACTTCGGCATCAGGTATCTCTTTGTAGTACTTGCCTGACTTGGTAGATAGTTGTATGCGATATCCAAAATCAGTTCTAGTGATATGGAACTGATCTGTGTTGATAGTTAGCTGTAACGAAGGGTTTTGATATAAGAAGTTAACATCTGATATGACAGGATAGTCTAGACTATAAGGACGTACATGTAGTTCATTTTTAGTGAAATCCAGTACATAATGATAAGGATTAGATACTAGTTGTCTAGCATTGATCTCCTTCAGTAGTACAGATGTGTTGAGTGTGTCTAGATAGTCTAACTGACTATTATCCAATATGACTAGACGATCATCTATCAATTCCATAACTGTATTAGACAGTATAGTCATGCGATTATTGGTAGTTTTGATATTAGGTAGGTCTGCTAACCTAGCCGTAGATTCTATCAGTTGTGCTATGGTGACTAGTACAGGAGTTACAGGATGTCGATTAGCTGATATAGGGATGTTGCGAGTAGCTACGAATATCCTATCTGTGATCACATCTATGTTCTTGTATAGTTCAAAACCTTTACGATCTACATAGTAGTCTATTTGAGCAGGTGTGATGGGTAGAGTTCTATCGCCTAGACTGTTCAATATAACAGCTTCTCTCAACTCACTCAACGTCAATGCATTTCTACCACCAGACACTGTCTTATCCGTATAACAGAAGAAAGTGGTTTGTTGCATGGCATTGGTATAAGGTGTGATATCTGTGATCTCATCTAGAGCTTTTAGATCTGTAGTATAAGACTTCAGATCATAGTTAGAGAAGTTCTTATCGATCTTACCATGTGTGTTATAAACATCTATACGTACAGTACCTGTGATTAGCTCGTTGTGTATGTAGCTAGGAGGTATGAAGACTTTGATAGATTTATCAAAAACAGTAATGACAGCTGTGGGTACATAAGGATCATAAACTTGATCGGTATGAGTGGTTTTGATCTCTGTCCACCCTGTAGCTAACGATCTACGATAATATACTCTAGCTACATAGTACTGATCACCTAGACTAATCTCTTCTATGAAAGGTCTAGACTTCTGTACTGGGAATTCTACACTAGTGACATAGAACTGTGTCAAAGGTAGTTTGAAAGTCAACCATTGGGTATTATTAGCATCGGTCTTGATGCTGTAGTCGATCATGTTGGTGGTTAAAGACTGCAGAGGCGATGTCACAGTCGTGTTATACTTGATCTGTAGTACTCCTGTATCATACTTGATGATATCAACAGGATACTGTAGAGCAAATGTATTACCATCTACAGTGACTTCTGTATTGCGAGCTATAGTTAGTTTATGATGATCGCTATTGGGAACATCTACTAAGTTAGCCATCAAACTAGTTAGTTCTATATAGACATAGAACTCAGCTGTTACAGGAGTGGCAAACCTGTCCAGATAATCCCAATCAGACATATGTAGATATAGATCTTCTTGAGTCTGACTCAAAGCAGGATATCGTTTACGCATTAACATCACAGCTTCTTGATTAGCTAAAGCTGTATTGACACAACTAGCTTCTAACAAGTAGATAAACGGGTTAGTAGGATCTACTATATCTATTTTCCCATCTGTGATATCGGCTAAATGGTCTAGTATCCTACGTTGTATCAGACCTGGGTTATAGCGATACTGTGTCAAGTCACCTAGTAATGACTTAATCGAAGTAGTTTTAAACTCTGTAATCTCAGCCATCGATTAATCTCCGTAGTACTCATTAACTTCTGTTTTAGGTGTGATGTGGATATTATCTATCCTAGCATTATAAACACTATTAGGAATCCACCACTCTAGCTCGTAATTATCTGGATTGATCCAAGGATAACCACGATGGTTAAAATATGTCAGTAGATCTTGTGGGACCTTGACTACACTACCAGCATTCACAATGTCAAATTTATTACGTTTGACGTTTTCTACATTCTTCATATCAGGATTAAATATCTTGACAGTCTCATTAAACTCTTTGACTAATATGTCATCGAAGTAGTCTACGCCCAGACATCTAAACCTGATCGTGATATCTTTGTTCTGATCATTATAGACTTTCTCAGTACTGAAGTCCATAAAGCTGCCTATCGGATCAGATATAGGAAAAGCTGCTCCAGTAGCACCTATCTTCTTAACATAGGTTTTAGTCTCATCTAAAGATAACCTGTAGATACGAGTCATGTAGTCTATTTCATTTTCTACCAGGTAATCAATGTATGGCATTAGAAGTCCTTCAAAAACATATGACTGATACATGGACCATACATACATCATGTAAATGATAGGGTCGCCACGTGTGTTTCTGAAGCTAGCATCTAGATCAAAAGACTCATAATTCCTAACCACGCCATCAGCTTGTGAGTATGTTTCATTATACACACCTTGCTTGGATGTATATGTAGGCACAGTGAGATCAGGCCATCCAGATATACTCTCTAAGTTGTTAGTCAGTATAGGTATAAAAGCCTGACAAGGATCTATCAAAGGACAATCCATGACTACTGGAGATTCATCGTTCTTGACCATCAATCTGGGGTCTAACGTACATCTGACATATCTTTGCAGACTGACTGAGTTGGTAGATAACATAGTGTAAAACTGCCGTATGTTACGTATGTTATGTGCTTGCAGATTCAGTTGTGGTTTAACAAAGAATGTCAAACCATATGTGTCTTTGTTGGAAGCAACCATGCCAGGTATTTGACGATGGTTGATGCCGTATAAGTTGTTACCGATGGCTTTATCGATAGACCCTATAGGCATATTACGATAGAAGTCATCCATTGAGCTATACACACTCATACTTCACCTCAGTTTTCTTTAATTTTTTACAGGAGTTTTCACCATGCCTTTAGCAGATGTCAAGACAGTAGTCACCACCCCTCTTCAGATTATTGGCGAGGTAGTGCAGTTTATTAAGTCAAATACAGTTGACTATTATAAAACTACTTCCCTATCTGAAGCTACTAAACTAGCCAGAGTAGAACCCATTACAGTGCTATCCAGAGACTGTATGAACCTCGACTATACCAGTGACGTTCTACAGTCTGTACTGAACATCTTTGCTGGTTACTACTTGCAAGCCGTCTCTCTGTCAGCACGTGTAGGTGGAGTGCGCATCGTCAAGATCCTAGATCGCCTTAACCCCGATCGTGATAGTTCAGGGTTCTTTGCTACTATGGAATCACATAGCAGTCCCAACCTTCTACTCAGCGATAACTATAAGTATCGACTACCGCGTAGCCACATGCGTGTTTCTACCGAAGGTGAGTTACTAGATGCTATGTACGATGATGTTGACACAGCAGAGATCATCAAAAACAGAAACGCTAGACCCGGTAGCGCTGGTACTGACTATGAACGTGAGATGTTCGGTAAGAACGTACTCAATGAAGCAGCCAACCTAGCTGTAGGTAAAATGCTACGTGTCAGCGTGACTGTAGACGAACACACTATGGAGATGCCGGTTAATATCCGTCTAGCTCCTGCTGTTATCCCTAATGCTAGTGTAGAACACATCGTAGCTCTCAAGAAAGAAGAGAATAGCATCATGGAGCGCTATCATGCTTGGAGAGCAGGACGTCTGTCATTCATCCGTGATCTGATGCTATGTCAAGATCTGATCGATACTCATCGTAAAGCTCTGATGAATGATGAGTCTGGCGTATACAGCGAAATCATCCGTCGTGCTAATAATGCTAAGAAGTATGGTTTGCTAACTCAGAATCCTTCTCTAGTATCTGCATCTAGCATCTTTGTTATATCGGAAGAGTCCGCTAAGAACATCGAACGTCATCTAGGTGGTAAGCTTACCAATCCTCGTATCCGTCAGAAAGCTTTTGAAAATACTTATGGCATGTTGATCATAGTGATTGACCGTGAATGGGAACGTGTCAGCATCTACCATCGTGGTGTAGCTGCTAGTACTGAAGTCAGTATTCGTGATATCAAAGCTATCAACAAAAAGTCAGGTCCTGATATCGCTGATATCATGCGCGCATATAGCAGCGGCAGTCCCATCTCTTTCTAACTTACTTTACTCAGGTGCCTCATGAAGCTTTTTGATTTCATTCGTACTCTATCGCCTCGTATCGATAGACAGACTGTGGTAGAAGACATAGAAGTTACTCAGAAAGAATTTACGACTGGTGTTATACCTGCTTATCAGTCTGCTCAGATATTCTTCAAAGCTAGCAACTTCCAAAGTGATGAAGTCAAGTCTCTACAGACTATCTTCTATCGCAATTATACTAAGAGAGATAGCAAAAAACAAGAGAACTTCCTAGCCGAGATAGCTGTTAAGCTTCCTTATGTACGTGAGAACTTAGAGTATATCGATAATCAGATCGATGACTTGTTCAGTCGTGATATCATCAAAGAAGGTTTGACACTGCGTAAAGCAGCTATGATCCGTGCAGTAGACCATATCTCATTCATGTCTAGATATGCTATCGATCTCATCAATCTGATCTATGTACTAGAAGCTAAGCATCGTCAGACTGATGTAGATGTAGAATATCAAACTAATGCCAAAGCTCAAGAGCTCACGCAGAAGAACCTGTTCGTGTTCGCCAAGATGCTAGAAGTCTATGGCATGAAACCCGATGATTTCAAAAAGCAGTTTTTTGGACTCCCGGAGGCTGTGGTTAACGAACAGACATTTCAACATGTATCGGCTTTATACAGAGATGGTGGAGACCCGATTCCTCAGGATGCAGTCAGTGGTTTTGAAGGTAATCCCATATACCATATTCGGCTCAACATAGCAGAATGGCAAGCTGATCGCTATAAGAGCTTTAAAGATAAAAAGAAAATGCTAGAGCTACGACTCATGCATCTCAAAATGTTAGAGCAAGACAAAAAAGATCCTTCTCTAGAGAAAGAGATCTCTTATATCCAACAACGGGTAGAGAGTATCGATTATAAGCTCAAGAAGATGGAAGACAACTAACCCATACAGGCATCCATGCTATCTGGATGCCTGTAGTAACTTTTGAGAGTTCAGTCATGAAGTACATGGTTTTACAGTCAGGTTTTATCACACCTGAAAACAATGATCTAGTTCTACCTACTCTAACCAAACCTGATCTGGTAGATGTAGTTACTAAACCACAACGTCATAGCGCCAGTCCTTATTATCACTCAGCTACCATCACAGAACTGTTTGCTAAATATGGCTTTAACAGTTCTGTCATCAAAGACTTTGACTACCGCGAACAGTATTTGAAAGCTTTTATCGGTCTGATGAATTCTGTATCGTTTAAAGCATGGGTCTATGCTCAGAAGCAGAACAGTACTATCTCCAGGATGGGTGTAGAGTTTCTAATTGATACTCTGCGTTATATCTCTACCGGTGAACGCTATATCAATATCAATAACTGGATGGGATTACTGGATGCTGTACCTGGTATGCGAGCAGACAGTGATGATATCGCTCTGTTCGAATGTTACTTCGGCGATCGTCTAGATACTAACATCTATACCGGCCCTACGATTCCTCATGACCTCACTACAGTTATATCTAGATGGTGTAGTCACACAGAAGGTTTTAAAGACTTCGTTATGACAGCCGGTATTATATTTGGTAAACATCCCAAGTCTACACTACCTACTGATCAAGTCTCCACTGTAGTAGGTTGAGATCATGGCTCTGAATGTAGGAGCTTATCTGGCATTGGAAGAACTAGAGATAGAGAAAGTTACTCGTCTAGAGAAATCCGATGCTAGTGAAGATGAATTAGATATACTGAAGGATAATCTGCTTAAAGAGCAAGAATATCAGACAGAGCCAGAAGCTGATGAGACTGATATGGATAGTGACTCTGAAGACCCTGATATGACTGACGAGTCTGATGACACAGATACAGATGAGTCTGGTGATAGTGAAGCAGACGACGATACAGAGCCTACAGAGCCTACAGAGGATGATGTAAGTACTGAGTCATACATGTTACTTCATAAACCTGCTATAGAGGCTTTTAAGGCCATAGAAATGTATTATGTCATCACCAATGCTAACAGTCTTTCCTTATCGACTGAAGGAGTCAAGGAATTTGCGCATCGACACCTGATCAGAAAGGACGATGGAAGCGATGGTCTGATAACACATCTAGGTAAACTAGGTTTCCATTACGGTAAGCTAGGTCTCAAACACGTAGCTAAATCCATATTGAATGCACTCATCAGAACAGCTAAAGCTTTACAACGCAGTAGTAAAAGACTGATACGCGAACGCAATCTCAAAATCAAAGCTTATCAGAACTTTCAAACTAAGTTAACTAAAGCCAGAGAGACACTAGCTATTTTTATCTGAATCAAACATAGAACCAGACACATCCAGGAAATTCACAGATACACAAACCATAGCTACTTTGAAAATAGGTGATAGTCTTAATTTTCAACATAATATCGCCATACTTATAAAACTCAATACTGAATATCTGTCAGCTACAGCAGATCAGACTAAGATAGCTATAGCTAGCATCATCAAAAATATAAATGGTGTGATGTCAGGTAAATACTCTGAACCCTATGTAGATCCTAATATGAGTTCTAAGCTACTACCAAAGCTTAAACACATAGGTAAAGTAGATGGACTGTTACAATACCGTTATCCGTCCACTCTACCTGGGGATATGGTAATGCAAGTTTATGTACCTGATAGTCGTATTACTGATTATGATATGGTTAAACAGGCTTATAGAGAAAGTCATGCTGTTATGCGTGTAGATGACAGACTAACTAATACCTCTAAAGCCAGTATTGATTATATGGATATATCACAAATCAATAACCTGATTGGAATATTAGGTAAATTGTGTGAGACAGGTGAACAACTTCTTAAGGGGTTCCAAGACATCTTTCGATACCAGGGTAAGCTAAAACCTAGTCTAACATCTTACCTGGATTATTTAGCAGCTGAACAAGACAGTTTGACTGTTAAAGAATCCTTGGCTGAGTATGTAGGATTAAAAACAGCTTATATAGATAATGTGGTAGTGAATGGGGCGATTTACATCCATGATCTTAACCTAGCAGTTTTATCAGCTGGTCTAAACTACCTAAAAGCTAGCTTAGAGAATGCTGGACAGAAGTAGTAATAGTATGGGATTATTAGGTTAGTCCACAAACGTTTGTATTAAAACCTGTTGAAGGAGTTGTAAAAAATGGCTAAATTTGCACGCAAGGGTCTCATCGCCGCTATGGAAGATGGTGATCTAGAAGGTCTGGAAGGCACGGAAGTCGTAGGTGATGATGAAGCTGCTTCGACTGCTATGATGGATGTCGCTGAGCAAGAGTCGGAAGTCGTTGAAGAAGTTACTGCTATCGAATCGCTTTCGTTCGCCATCGAAGAAGCTATCGAAGATGTCGGCGCTGCTGAAGAGATCGTCGATACGGTTGAAGAAGTTGCCGAGGCTGACGGTGAAGGCGGCGAAGGTCTTACCGAAGGCGAGGCCATCATTGCTGAAGAAGCTCTGAAGATCTGCATGCGTCGTCTGGCTCCGGGTCGTGAACAGATTCTCCCGTCGATGGAATCGTTCCGTTCGGCTAACAGCCGTAAGACTGCCACTCGCGTGGGTCTTGAGGGCGTTGTTGAAAAGATTAAGTCGGTATGGGAAAAGATCCTTCAAGCCATTAAGGCTATGTGGACTAAACTTGTAACCTTCTTCAAGAAGGTGACCGACGCTAATATTAGTTTGGAAAAAGCTGCCAAGGCTCTGAAAGAAAAAGTCAGATCTAATAAACAAGTTAAGGTTAAAGAAGGCGAAAAAGAGTTTGAAAACTCTTCTATCTTCAAGAACTTCCCGAAAACTGGTACTGTTACTGCAAGTTTCGTGAAAGACGTTGTAGAAAACCATAATTTTTATGCCTCTAAGTCAGGCGGCGTTGCTAAAGCCACTGTTGATGCTATTAAGACTTTGGTTACTGTTAAAGTTAGTGATCAGAATTCTTCCACTGCTGTTAAAGATGCTGCTGAAGAAGTCGCTAATGCATTTGCCACATATGTTGCTGGTAAGGATGTTAAGATCAGCATCGACAGCAATGATGTTAAGGAAGTTGTAGGAGATAAGTTCCTTATTGGCGGTAAGTCTACTAAGGCTGATGTTAAGCTTTATTTTAAAGCTAATGGCGACGATATCGAAACTGATTTTTCGATCGCTGCTGAAATTCAAGATCATGAAAATACAACGAAGACTGAAGCTAAGGTTGAAATTGCTTCAAAAAACGATATGATTTCTATTTGTGATGCTGTTACTAAACTAGCCGTCAATAATAGCAAATTCGTTCTAAGAGCTTGAAGTTGTTAAAAAGACGGTTAGATGGTCTAGATAAGGTTGTCAATGAGTTAGTTAAGTCTCTTGAAAGCGAAGAGGCTTCCAAGCAAGCTGCTAAGAAGTTTGAAGGTTTTGTACGTTAACATTGTTTCTACAACTACTAATAAAGTAGGTGCCTTCGGTTCGCAAATGGCCGGTATGAACGTCAAGGCTGGTCGTGCTGCTCTGTACTACGTCTCGACTTGCAACGCTAAGTACTAATAACTATCCAGCTATCTAGTACACTCCACCACCACGGGTCACAAGCCTGTGGTGGTGGTTTTAATCCTTTTCTCAAAGTGAGTGTTCAAATGACTGATGTGACTGTAGATTACCAAGAAGTTACTGAAGATGTAGCTGAACTACATACTGATAGTCTGGCTATAGATGATCATGTTGACGATATCATAGAGACTCATGAACACATAGATACTCTATCTAGTGTAACTGCTAGGATGTCTCAAGGTGAAGCTGCTTGTTCAGTAGAGTCTATTCGCATTACTAACGTATTAGTCAACTCTGTGATGCGTAAGCTTAACATCACTGATGAGCGTCCTATACCAGCTATAGAGTGTTTTGAAAATAGGTTTGAACGTAAAGCAGCTTATCGGTTAGCTACAGAAGGTCTGACGGACGTACTAGTTAAGATCTGGAGAGCTATCAAGAATGCCATCGTCAATCTATGGAAACGCATCAGTGCTTTCATCAAGAAGTTTTTTGATGCCGCACAAAAATTATCCAAAATGAATGAAAAACTTAAATCTAAACTTAATGACTTAACAGGTTATCCTGGTAAAGACACATTTGAAAGTTTAGATATAGCCACTGCATTCTCACATCGTAACAAGGTAGATGTTAGTAATGTTCTAGTTGTGTTAGATCAACATATCAAGATTACTAAAGATTTGAAGAATATTAGTAGTGTTTTAAGTATAGTTGGAAATAGGGTGAGGTTGGCTAAACTTGATTACTTGAGTCATGTTGAAGGAGTAATTGAAGATCCAGATAGACCTATTCCTGGTGATGCTGCTATCATTGGGCGTGCCACTATTGGCTACGATGAAATTTCGTCACAGCTTAAAAAGTCACTATTATTAGTAAACAGTAATGATAAAGAAGAAGGACTAATAGGCGTATCTGATATACCTTTGATTGATGGTAAGGTTATTAAATTGTACAGTAATACCAATGCTGATAAAATTACTGAATTGGAAGTGGATATTTCTACATCTAAAATACCTATTAATAAGTTTGTAAGAGTCTTATCGATAAATGATATGAGATCTATTAGTAAATCTATAGATGAGTTATTGAAATTACAAGATGTAGTAGTGAAGAGTTCTGAAAGCATCGGTAAGTTCATCAATGATTTGACCTGGCTGATAAATGACATCGAAGATACCATCAAATCTTTAAATAACATCGATGGTCGAAAAGACGATATTGTAGAACTTATGAAAGCTTTTGATCCTCTGAAAGCTTATTTTAACTCTATGATGTCGGTGGTAAACAAAGTTTACACCACAGTGCCTGCTATGAACGTTAGAGCGGGACTAGCATCGATGAAATACTGTTTTGAATCCATAGACAAGTACTGATCACATAAACGGCTACAGAGGGCTATAGAGCCTTCTGTAGCTGATATATATGACAGTCACATATATACTATATGACAACCATATTCGGGAGCTATCATGGCTATCACATCTGGATTAAGCGTAGATGAGGTTTTTGGTCATAAACCTCAGATAGATATCAGGGCTAAGCCCAGGATGTCTGCTCAGACACCAGACCAAGCACCTTTCGTAACATATTACAAGACTTTTGAAATACCGGCTGTATATCACGAACCTGTGAAAGCTTATTTCCCAGAACGTCCTTCCGCTATACCAGAGCCAGTTAACCAAGCTGTAGAGATCAATCTCAGAACTATTTTCACTGTAGTTAAACCTGAGATCTTAGCTAAACCCTTTTGTCAACACATACAAAAATATCTAGATGACAAATATGATGATGCAGTAAAGCAGTATTTTGAAAAAGAGTTTGATACTTTGATGATGCAGATGTTGACCACTAGTACTTATGATGGTGATAAGATGTGGTCAGAAATTACAGCTATGCGATTAATGTTAACAATTAGTCTTAATGTTGACATAATAGAAAATAGCATCTGGTATCGTAAATTCTTCTCATGTTTATTTTATAGAAAGGAATGGTTTTAAGATGGAAGCTGTTTTGCAATTCAATAGTCAGTCAGACTATACCAAGGGCACGGTTGACTGTCTCAGAGAACTCAGGTCTAGAATGACATACCTGAAGTTCAAGAAACTTTTCCCTCTAGGTAAAGAGATACCAGTAGGTAAAGATTATCACTATCGAGTGATTATCATGGGTATCTTGATAGAGGTTAAACAGTCTGATAATAACTATGTTGAGTTAACTGACAAGCTGTGATATGATATACCCAGAACTTCCTCATCGGGAGTCTGGGTATATTTTTTTAATCCGATGGTTAAAGATTGAAGGAGTGACTGTCATGCCTGTAGTCAGTATGACTATACCAGATGTAGAACAAGCCATAGTTAGACCAGCGCTTATAGATATCATACATCAGATCGAAGATATAGTTCATATATCCAAAGATACCAGGATCATGTTTCCTGGTGATATCATGGTTAACCAAACCACTAAGACTAGCATAGATGATCTCAACGATAGATCAGCTGTTTTTACTAATGATAGATACTTATATGTAGAAGTAGATCATAACTATAATGAAGATCAGATAGCTAGTACTCCAGTGCATATGCGCGAACACAATCCTGTTTTTGTAGATCCTGAACTACTAGTGTCTGTATGGCCTATATACCTATCTACTCAATACACTATCAACTTCAAATATAGTGACACCTNGTAAAAACTGAAAGCTGTTAGTATGGAGAGATGATATCTATGCCCGCATCACACAAATAGCGAGATATCAACATGCATGACATCACATACCACTACCAGATCCCTAAACCTCTATGGGAACTACTAACAGTCATACATACTCATAAGTCACGTATAGATGATAGTGATTGGCAGCACTATATCAACTCTCATGCTAGTCCTAGGCTATCACTACTAACAGACATAACAGGCAAGAATCAAGCTCTAGCCATCAGTGAGAAACAAACTAGGATACTAGGACAATTTGATTTTAGCCCTGTACCTGAGAAAATAGAACGTGATGATAGTGGCGTATGGACTTGTAGTTTTGGATATCGCATTACATTTGAAAAACCAGCTATGATAGGTATGCGTTATCCCATCATGGTATGTAATCGTATCTTACCTGCTAAATATGTAACCCATGTCAGTAGTTATGACGATGAAAATAAACATCGGTATCGTAGATCACGTTCTATGGACGCACTATCTTTTTTTGAGACATCCAGTCAGATAGACTATATGAGCAACATCTATGTACCGTATCGCATACCTGAGTTTGATGAACTCAAAGCGAGTCGGTATATGGCAGGTTACATGCCCGCACTATCTGTACTCACAGAGCTAGACGAAACAGATAGAAAGACTATGTTCAGTATAGATGATCTAGACCCTTATGCTTTTGATGTAGATGTTCTAGAATTCATACGTGAGTCTGAGTATCCATACATACATCATGGATATCAGTCTGCCATACATATCGGTCTATATAAGAATTATCAATTCAGTAGTGATAGGATGCTGACATGCGATAGCGATTTGAACATAGTAGCTGCTAAAGAGTTATCCCTCACCAATCCTTACCATGTGGTTTTTAGTTTGATTACAGATTTAACATATCTCAAAGAATCTGCTATAGAGAGGTTGAGAAAATATCCTAAAGTGTTTGTCAAGATCATAGGGTATATCAATGAAATGTATAGAGATCATCCTGAGCTTAAAAAGCTAGCAGATAAACCTCGTGTAACAGAGATAGATTTTGAAAGATTCTTTAAACAAGTGATGGGACGGACTAGTAGGACTGGTCATATTTGGAACTCCATCAAAAAGAACCAGATCGGTTTCAAACGCCAACAACTTAGTCGTGTCATATCCATGCCTAACCACTTACTATAAGAGGATGTTAAAATGCCTATCGCTAAACTCAGACCTGATAGTTCTACTCCTGCTCCATTAAACTTACCCCAGACTCAATCAAATAAATATCATTCTACTATTGTCAACGATGCTTATCAACCAGTAGAGTCTTTACTGGTATATGTGGAAGGTAGTGCATGGACTGTAGAGTATTATAGTCAAGTACTTTCTAAGCATAATGACCTTAAAGACTTTGATCCTACACAGACTGAAATATATCAGTCATATAACAAAATACATAAATTAGAGCTACGTGTCACAGCGCCTTTGTCTAGTTCTTATATGAATGACACAGGTATATCACAAGTTCAAGGTTCCGCATATCTACCTACTTGTATAGTACCTAATGTAGGCGATGTTTTCATAGCTGGTATAGATACTGGTGAATCTGCTCTATTCAGAATCAGTCTAGTAGAACGTAAAACTTATAATAGAGCAGCTGTCTACTATGTAGAATATAGTCTATATGGTTTGATAGCTCAACATCCTGATTGGATAGCTAGACTAGATCAAAAAGTACAAAGAGAGTACTATTATAACAAAGATAGACTGGCTGATGGACTGGATGCTCTAGTCACACCCCAACATCAACAGCTATTACTAGACACTCAGTTCCAACTGGACTATATCACTAAGTATTATTTCAAAACCTTCTTCAATCAGAACTATTCAACTCTAGTACTACCTAATCAAGAATATGCTTTTTATGATCCCCTAGTAGTGAAATTCGTACTAAAGTTAGTCAATACACAGACTTCACCACATATTGTACATATCAATAACCTATCAGTAGAGGATGATGTTTATTTATCACAGCCTACGATATGGGATGCTTTATTAGATAGGGATTACAGTCAGTTAGAATATATCAACCGTCAGATGGGATGGGTAAGTAGTCGTGCTTTTTTCCAAAGACAGACTGTCAATACTGTCAGATATCAACGCATGCATTATATCATTTACCCTATCGATTTAGATGATAGTGTGTCGCTAGATATAGATCCATTGCCTAAAACTACTATAGCTACAGACGTACTAGCCACACCTGCTCATCACAACATCACTGATATGTTGTATAATGAATATGTTTATGAAAATACTACTATACCTATTTTACCTGCTCTATTTCAAGATAGTTATTATTTAGTCAGTCCTGATTTTTATCAGACCAACTCTACCGTGTCTCTGATAGAATCGCTGATGCGACAGTATCTCAAACAAGAATCTTTAGATCTAGAAAAACTATTGATAGTTTTAAATAACTACAGCAAGTGGAATCGTTTAGAACAGTTCTACTACACACCCGTCATGATGGCTATGATGAAAACTAGTTTAGGGACCATACAACCATGAACATACCTAGTCAAGTAGATACCACCAAAGCCATATGGGAAAGACTTTATCTAGTCAGAGTACCTAGTCTAGATGCTACATCCATGTCATTCCTTAAAATGCATGGTACATATATCACAGGTATCAAATCCATAGATGACGCCAATGTCAATAACTGGATGACTACTTATATCAATATAGCTCAAATGGTAGACTTCTATAAAGAAGGAGTCACAGTAGCAGTAGTGAATAAAGATGATACCAAAGCTATATATGAAGCTATAGAACAACATCTAGTAGCATGGAAATCTAAACTGCAATATGGTATCAATATCGGTAATGCTCCTATAGATGATTTGATGGCTATGGATCAATTTGCCAATGCTGTTTATGATCATGCTAAACATCTTCTGCCTAGAGAAGTTATAGATTCATTGCTATCTATCAATATCAATAAACGATTTAAAGCTAACAATATGTTACAAACACCTACAGATAAAACCAAACCTGTAGAAGAATCAGAAGGTAGAAACACTATGATGGATTTCTTGAAGTCTAGAGTCCATTATATCAAGAGGTGAGACTAGATGCAAGCATACCTCACTAAATCTCCTTTATGGGCAGATGTAGAATCCATATTTACTAGTGATACCAAAATACCAGTATATCAATATCTAGGTCAGTTACATACTACAGAACTAGATATTCAAGTTATGCATATATCTACTATAGATTTTCGTAGAGACTATGTGAACAATATAGGTGATGAGATCGTTATACAGTTTAGTATGATGTTAGGCGATTACATGATGGATGTATATCCTAACCGACACAATATGGAATTTACACTACAGCGCATACCTATCACTGGTGACGGATATGCGATAGATACTGAATCCCCTCGTGTCTTTGAGCGCTATAAAGCTGTATTCATACCTGATCAAAACCCACATATGAATCTTAAGTCATTTAACACTATAGATAGATTCACTCTTAATAACCAAGCTCCTGTTACAGTCACATTACAGTTGCTTAACCGTACACTAGAACCTTTGCGTATCAAGACAGTACAAGGTACTTATAGTGATGTAAATAGAAAAGAGCTAGTCACTGGACTACTAGGTGGCGAAACTATGAAAATACAAATAGATGGTAAGCCAGGTTTAGATAGTTTTGATATGGTAGAACCTAATAACAAAGATCCTATCAAACAAATCATCATACCCAACCATACTCCTGTATTAGCCATACCTACATTTGTACATGAGAGACATACCGGTATATATACAGCCGGTATAGGTAATTACTTTCAAACTTATAACAACCTACGTACATGGTTTGTATATCCTCTCTATGATACCACTAGGTTCAACACCAAAGGACCCAAGCTGATCATCTATGCCGTACCATCACAACAATATGCTGGTATGGATAGAACTTATAAAATAGATGACACTACAGTACATGTAGTAGCCACATCAGATCAACAATACATCGATGATGGTGAAAGCAGTCAGATGTTATCTGGTGTAGGTTTTAGACAAACCAATGCAGATGAATTGATGGGTAAACCAGTTGAAATGACACCAGATGGTCCTATAGGCGATAGAGGACGTATCAATACCGAAGTCGGACTAAAAGAAAGAGAAGACGGATTAAACTATGCTGTTAGATCTACTCGCTCTATCTCTATGAATAACTTTGCTGAGTATAGTCAACATCTAATCAATAATGGAGCTAGACTGAATATCACATGGCATAACTCAGATCCTAGTCTACTATATCCAGGCATGCCATGTAAATATGTATATATGACTGATGAAGAAGTTAAAGAAGTTAAAGGTATAGTATTGTTCAACCATACTCTTATAACTACTGGTACTAGACATGCTGGTATAAAAATGACTGATAGAACCTATAGTGTGAACACACATATGGTTATTTTCACTGAGAGGTTTACAGATGCTAAGTGATTTTATATTGAGATGGAGAATTAAACTATCTGCTATCTGGATGATACTGATAGAAGATGTATCTATACCTGAGGATAATAAGCCAGTATATCGTTTTACCATTGATGATAAACTAGTACTACATAAAGATCCTACAGACCCTAATCCTAAAGCTCTAAAGTTTTATAGATTGAGATCTGATCTAGGAGCTTTTGAAGTCAAAGAAGTTATTTATAGCGATAGTAAAATAGGCGCTACTATACTAGTATACTCATCTAACGACGATATCAGTTTTCGCATGCCTAGAAAATGGTTTGACTATTTGTTTGAAGGCATCGACACCATATCAACATAAACAGTGTCCGTACTGGCTATCAGCCAGTACGGATGCAAATCATCTGGGTTAATAAGTAAGGAACAACACCATGTCTCACAACACACTGGCATCTGAAGTGTTGGACTATGTTCGACATATGCTACAGCCTATACCTATGATAGATGCCATTAGCAACATTACAGATAACGATGCTGAAGTTGCTTTTAGTTTGGTTAACACAGGTTATTATTATTTAGCTAATGTTAACATCATAGTAGAATATCGTTTAGCTGATGAAGAGCTATGGCGTATAGCTTACATGGTTAGATTTAATAACCACACTACTAGCTATGGTTGTGTAGTTGGTGAATTAGAGCCTGGTAAAGCTTATAAACTGAGATTGAGACTGTCTGATAAACTTAATCCTAATATGCATGTCATATCAGAGATCAAGGACTTTACCACACAAGCTAAGGTGACGTGATGGCTTACTATGATTATTATAAAAGTGAAATAGAGTCTGGTGATTTACTAGCGTGGTCTAGTACAGCTATAGAACTTAAAATAGTACAGTTATTCACACTGTCTAGTTTTGATCATGTCGGTATAGCATGGCGAATAGATGGCAGATTGTTTGTAATAGAAGCTAGACCACCTGAAATCAGGGTATATCCTCTATCAAAACTAAGACCTTTTTATCATGTACCGATGCATATAAACTGGTCAGATGAATATACAGAATATCTCTTAGACCACGTGGGAGATTCTTATAGTAGATGGGAAGCTATCAGAGCCTTCTTTAACCTATCTAAAAAAGATAGTCAATGGCAATGCGCTGAGTTTGCTAATAGTTTTTATAGTCGTGTAGGCTTAGATGTAGATTTTGGTCTGACTCCTAGATCTGTAGTGGATGCTGCAATAGAACATTCACGACATGGTATTATAAAGGTCGTTTAAATCATTTGGACAACATTTAGGATCATGCTACCATGGCTGCACTTTTTCGTTATGACTTAGATATCACAGGTTTGAATCCTGATAACTTAGTGATAGGTGAACTGCATGTGATGTCTGATAATAGATATCGTGCAGTTACTCCTACATATGGACCTTTCTTCACTGAAAGTCTTAAAGTCTATGATAACGCTACTGGTAATGAGTTAGTTAGAGGACAGCATTTCCAGTGTTTGGAACTTTTGCAAGATGCTACAGTTCATTATGGTAAAGAGATATGTAGCATCATACTGATGATAGACCCTGCTGTTAGTCCTGATATCAGGGTTAACTATCAGGTATTGGGTGGTTACTATATCAATGACTCTTCTGCAGTAGCTAATATGTACGAGACTATCCTTAAAGATACTCGTCCTATAGCTTGGGAAAATGTCATCGATAGACCTTCAGAATATCCTCCTACTCTACATAGACATTTGATGGATGATGTCTATGGCTTTGAAGCTATCGTAGCTGCTTTAGAACGCGTTAGAAATGCTATATTGTTATCTGACGTACCTGCTTTTGAAGCACTATTAGAATATATAGAAGATAGACTGGAAGCTATGAATTGTCAGGAGTCTCTGACTATCTATCCAGTACGTAAAATAGTTACTTATGATCGCATGCTAGTAACTATGTCTAAGCTAGGCTTACTATCTGACTATAAGCTAGTACATGTGCCTGCTGTGATATATCGTGAACAGCCTAATATATTTTACATAGATGCGCCTAGTGCAGCTAATGGTACTCCGGTATATTGGCAGATAGTTCATATATCTACCACTGATGCAGACTTCAGTACTCTGCAAGGTGTTGCTTATATGAATGCAGGTAGAGCTAGTTTTAATATTCAACCTATAGCTAACCCTTTAGTAGAAGATGAAAATCAGTTTTTCATCATACTTAAAAATAGTCCTACTGCTACAGATTGTTTATACCTGACATGCTCTACTAAAGTCAATGCTCCGGTAGAGCCTTATAAACTACATGACTCTTGGGATCTATATAGAGACCCGGATGTACATCGTAGTTCAGTAAACATGATGTCTGCCTTTAGACAATACCTGTCCTTTGATAAGTTTCAAGCTATGCAAGTTTATCCTAGCATGCAGTTCTAAGTTAAAAAAAGATAGCCGGGGACAATCCCTTGGCTATCTTTTATGGCTGCTTAATAGGTTTTTATATGGTAACATATATAGTACATGAGCACTATCGCTCTGTTCATGTACGAGGTAAAAAAATGAGTAACTACATTTATTATGATGCTTCAGATATTGACAGTATCGTGACTGCAGCTATGCTGCAAACTACTGGATACGGTAAAGCTGTTAGATACATAGATGAACTAACCAAGGTCAACAACCTATATGTGCTTAACCATGTATGTAAACTACCACATGCTGAAAACGTAGTGATGTTCTATAAAACAGATATCAGGACAGCTGATCTCAATGATCCTGAAATGCCTTATCAGAAATACTCATACCTTCAATCCGATAAGATCAGGGATATGTTGGGAGAAGATCTAGATAGGTTGGCTGTGTACTCATATCAGATTTTACTGGTAAGACTAATGAAGTGTGATAGCCACATGTCGGATCAACAAATGGCTGTACTATATGACATCTATGAAAAAGCACTGCATGCTGTCAAAGATGGAGAAGATTTTGAACTAGATGTAGAATATGACGGCTATAAAGTAGTGGGATTCCATGCTTTTTTAGCTAGTATGAAAAAGCTAGTCAGTGAAAAGTTACATCATCGTAAAGTAGATCTAACTAAAACTGTATTTGGCTTACGTGTGAGTCGTGAAAAGTACGTAAACTTGGGTGTAGTTAATGCAGATATCAGCATGACTGCGTGGATAGCCAAACTAGCCAGCTATTCACTACATGGAATCATAGTGTTCGAATATGACAGAGTTGGCACTATGATTTTGGCACACCAAGTTTTCTCTCAAGATGGCGAAGAAGCTTATGACAAACTAGTAAAAAATGAGGTGATCTATGCTTAAACACAAACTCTATCAACTACGTGCTAAGTTGTTCAAACCTTCACAAGTAACTAAAAGGGATATGTTGTACAATGTACTCAATGATGTAGTACAACACCCAGTAGTAAAAGTAGTGCTCATCAATGGACCTAGTTTTTATACTATCAAAGTCCATAACCATGTCAGTCTCAGAACTTATCGGATCGAGATAGATAACCAACCTGATATGCCTATCCGGCTATATATCCTAGAACGCACACATAACATCATTCACGACATCGATGATTTTTACAAAGGTAGTTGTGCAGAGTATGAATTCAATAATATACTCAAGGACTGTATTGATGGCGTATATTTTGATGATTGGATCACTGAAGTAGTAGATCGATCCGATGACGTAGATCACGCTCTATGTACCAAAATGGAACATGCGTGTGATCTACCTAAAGATGATACATATGTCAAATATGCTATCATCAGTCGTATCAAGATGCATCCTCCTGAAACTGAAACTCAGAAGCTAACTTTATCATTTATAGATATTCCCGGTGACTATACGGTCACTGTAAACAAAAGAGATCTAGGACTGTATCAAATAGATAGGCTGTTGGTAGTGAATAGTGAGGGCAAACATGCAGTATTCAAGCTTAGCAAAGCTAGAAAGTTCCTCAAGTTCAAATCTACCGATTGGCGTGATATCAATCAAATCAGCAATTACAAATAAACACAGTCACCTACCCAGCCTACATGGCTTGGGTAGGTGTTTTTTTTTTATTGAAATCCAGTGGACTAACATGCTAAGGAACTCATCGTGATGATGGATCGTGAGTTAAGAGATTTCCGAGCTATGGTTATACAGAAAGCTGAGTTCCAACTAGGTATACAGCTGAATCCTGAAGACTTTGATATGCGTAAGATCGATTATGATCCTAAGCGATATCGGATAGCCATAGAATTTTTTGATCAGTCTGCACCTATTACTAGGTTTAGAATATACATTAAAAAACTACTAGATGACCCTGGCATTTATAGATTTAAACTAGCTCAAGATCCAGGATTTGGTCCTACTCCTAATGATGAAGTATATGTCACAGAAGGAACTATGGATAGACTGGTATCGCAAGATATATATGCTTATCTCAATAGAGCAGTTACTGGTGATTTTAATAGATACGATATCATCGTAGGCGATGATGGTTATCCTATCTTGTCAGATGAGGGAGATTTTATATTGTACTAAGAACACTTTTAAGGAGTTGTTAAGATGAGTGCTAAGAAGATATATCACTTTCCAGAGATAGCATCAGCTAATCCAGATGCTTTACTGGTGTGTTCATTGAATCAAGTTTCATATTCTATAAGACTATCTACACTACGTACTCTGATCACTAAAGCTGGTTTAGGTTTAGAGCACGTAGATAATACTCGCGATAGTGATAAACCTGTCAGTACAGCTACACAGAATGCTTTAAACACCAAGGCTAATCAGAGTCACGTACATGTGATGTCTGATATCACTGGACTGATAGCTGCACTGACTGATAAGGCAGATGTAGTACATGCGCATGGTCCTAATGACATAGCAGGTTTGGACATACTGCTGTCTGGTAAGTCTAATATAGGTCATAATCATGATATCAACCATATCAATAATCTAGCTACTACACTAGCTAATAAATCTGATATCAACCATCGTCATCTTATGGCAGATATTGATGGTTTGATAGTTGAATTAGCTAATAAATCAGATATATCACACCAGCATTTGATGTCCGATATAGCAGATCTAGACGATCGTCTATTACAACTAGCTGACAAGATTCACAGTCATGATGTAGTAGATATCGCTGGTTTAACAGATCTGTTAAATGACAAAGCTGAGTTAGTACATCTGCATGACATATCAGATATATCTGGCTTAGTACACGTCATCAATACTTTGGACACAACATTACAGTCTAAGTCCAACATAGGTCACAGACATGTTATGGAGGACATAGATGGTTTAGATGGTGTTGTAAAGCTCACTGAGGTGATGTGGTGAGTGATGCAATGACACCTGAAGAGTTGTACCTAAGTGGTTCTAGTGGTGAAGGCGATGGTGAAGATGCCGGAGCCGAAAACACTTTATGGACTACTTATTTCACCCAGACTTTCATCGAAGGAGTAACAACCATGGCTGTTCAGATGCAAATTCGTGTAGTTAACGTTCTTCCTGGTACTTTTGAAGCCACCACGCTGTACATGGTCAAGAGTGCTGATGCTAACCTGTTTGACCTCTATATGTCGTCGAACGACGGTCTGTCGGTTCGTCACATCATCAGCAAGTCGGATATCACCTCGATGGTGAACTCGGCTCTGGCTGGCCTTGATACCGTTCAAGTTGTTGCCGATATCACTGCTCGTGATGCCATGGCTCCGACCAGCAACGTTCAAGTGCTGGTTCTTGATGCTACTGCTGATGCTACTGTGGCTTCTGGTGCTGCTACGTATATTTACGATGCCGATACCACGACTTGGCATAAGATCTCTGAAGCTGAGTCGATGGACGTAGTGCTTCAGTGGGCTAACATCGTCGGTGCTCCTACCAGCGCTGTTGCTGATATCGATGATGCTGTCGCTAAGCGTCATGCTCACGCCAACACTGCCGTGCTGGATCTCCTAGGTGATACCGATGGTTATCTGACCTATAATGGTGAACACGTTGGTGTGGTCGATACTGCTGCTGAGTGGTAATATGGTATGATGATATCCAGACAGGGCTAGATGCTCTGTCTGGATGTTTTAAATCATCTGGATAACCATCTAGGGGTCATTATGGCTACACAGATTAGTGTTAAAAAATTAAATGCTCTACCGGAAACACTAGCAGCCAACACTTTATATTTTATCAAAAACACCACTAGTGGTTTAGTAGATATATATCTAAGTGACAACACTGGCAGTTTGGTTCATCATTCTGTTACTATGAATGACATAGAGCTCATCACAGATCCATTAGCTACTAGTATTTCTATGCTGGAACAAAGATCCGTTTTAAACCTATTTCAAGGAGTTTAAGGAGATACCATGGCTTCCAAGAAAATCATTCAGTTTCCTGAGTTACCTGCAGCTACTAATGATACCTACATGGTATGTTCTTTAGCTGGCGTTACATACTCTATCAAAGTATCGACTATTAGGGATTTCTTTAGTAGTCTCATACCTGTGTTGGATCAAGTTGACAACACTTCTGATTTGAATAAACCAATCAGTAATGCTACTGCTATTGCACTGGCTAATAAAACAGATGTGGGTCACACTCATCAAATCTCCAATATAGTTGGTTTGAATGTTAGTCTGGGTGGTAAGTCTGATGTTGGTCATACTCACGATGCTCTAACTATAACTGGATTGAGTTTGTTGTTAGCTGGTCTAGCAGATAAAGTTCACCAGCATGAAATCACAGAAGTTAATGGATTAACAGAAGCACTAGATGATAAAGCTCAGCTTTTACACACACATGCTGAAGCTGATATCACTGGACTAGATATCAGTCTAGCAGGTAAAGCTGATTCAGTACATAGTCACGTGATGGATGATACCACGGACTTAGCACCTGCTTTATTGTTAAAATCTGATGTTGGACATGGACACGATGCTTCTGATATCACAGGTCTAAATGAAGCCATCACCGATAAGGCTGACTTAGTACATACACATGCTGAAGCTGATGTCACTGGGCTAGATGTCAGTTTAGCTGGTAAAGCCAATGTAGCACATGGTCATGACGCTAGTGAGATAACTGGTTTAAATGAAGCCATCACCGATAAGGCTGATTTAGTACATACGCATGCTGAAGCTGATATCGTTGGTTTAGACACTAGTTTAGCCGGTAAAGCCGATGTAGCACATGGTCATGACGCCAGTGATATAAGCGGGCTCAACGAAGCCATCACTGATAAGGCTGATTTAGTACACACACATGCTGAAACAGACATCACTGGGCTAGATACCAGTTTAGCTGGTAAAGCAGATGTTGGTCATACACATGTCATGGATGATACTACAGACTTAGCTGCTGCACTAGCATTAAAATCTGATATAGGACATACTCACGGCGATACTGCTGGCGATATCACTACATTAGAACAACAAATGGTTTTACATTTCTTTAATAACAACATTTAAACACACTACTTACCTGCTTCGGTGGGTAAGTAGTTTTTTACTGCTTTTATATATAGAGTGGTTATTAACACGTCAATGGGAGATAAAAGATGTATGCTTTCGTAGTCAACCAAATGGTAGAAGGTGTGGTGCGTGCTGAACTTGACAAAGGTTACTTGGCTTTGCCGCCGCATCTGCGTGTAGGTGTGGGTAATCGCGGTGCTAGTTATAAAAAATGGCTAGAAGATAAGTTTGCTGAAGGTGGTGATTTTGCTCACATGTTGGCTGGGTTAAACTATCAAGCTAATCACGATGGCCGAATGGTGATTTTAGTAGACGATAATCGTATTTGGCAAGCTGAAGCTTTTAGGGATTTCATGTGTGAGAATCAAGTTAGTCTGAATGCTATTTTTGGTTTTACTCAACAGCCTAATTCTAATGCTCAGCCTGATCTAGCTGGTATGGGATTTAATTTTAATAGTCAAAATAACAAAGTTTCACCTGCTGTCATGCAACGTATTCAGGAACAACTGGCTTTACACGGTAGTGATTTGGAACGTATTTATATTGGTGACTTGATGGATAATCCTGCCGATATCCCCAATAACGAAGTAGTCATCGATGTTAAGCCTGAAGATATCAAGGTAATTGACTGATATGATTCTAGCTATCGATGGTCCTAATGCTGCTGGTAAAACTACTTGCATAGACTATTTGAAAACAGAACTAGCTAGGTCTGTTCCTGTAGTTTGTATGGATATCAAAAGCTGTACTCAGCTAGGCAATGATCTTAAAAAACAAATGACAGCAAGACATACTTTTGATATGTCTGATATTCATACATTGAGATTAACTAGCGCACATATCGAGTTGATAGAAAAAGCTATAGAGATCGATCGTGAGATGGATGGTGTGGTGTTGTTAGATAGAACCATATCTAGTTTTTATGTTTATCAGAGATGTGGTGTATCGGGTTATGAAAACTCTACAGAGCTCTATAAACGCTTTCTAGCTCCAATGGAATATCAAATTGATATCCTATATCTATCTGCTAGTCTAGAGACGATCACAGAGCGTTTAAAGCAGCGTGGTGATGCTAATCATCTATTAGACGATCTAGCTAGCATCTACTATGCTTATAGTGAATATTTTACACATATCAGACCAGCTGACTACATGCTCAACGAACATGATAGTTTGGATATGATTGTTCGCACCATACTAGGAGATCAGATTAAGAAATTAGAGAATCATATGGTACAACAAAACTTTCTAGGTGGGTAAGATGAGCGTATATGGTTATATAGATAATGGTAAAATCGTAGCTCCTGTAAATATGCGTTCTAGGTTCAAAGACATAGGTGGCTGGCATCTATTGAATGACGAACAACGTAAAGCATATGGTTGGTATCCGTGCACGGTAATCAATGAAGGATATGATGCTAGTCGTCAAATTCGTTCTAGCATGCCTGAATGTGTATACGATGAAGTCAATCAAATCATCATAGCTACATATACTATCATTCAGAAACCTAAGGAAGCTATCGAGCGTGAACTGCTAGATCGCGCACGTGAATATCGCAAACATTATGAAGAGGCTGGTACTAGTATCAACGGCATGCATTTACGTACAGATCTAGGTAGTCAACAGCGTGTAGCTGGGCTAGTAGCTACTCTGTTATCAGATCTTGAGTTGATGAGTGTAGATTTTGAAGCTCAACCTGGCGAATGGGTAACTATAGATCGTGAGACTGGTTTTGCTATTGGTAAAGCCGTCGGCGGTCATGTACAAGCATGCTTTACTAGATGTAAAGAACTTCATGCAGCTATTAAAGCCGCTGAAACTATCGATGATAAGTTGAGTATTCAGCTAGATACTGGCTGGCCTGGTCAGTAACAACATAGATCATCCATACACAGAGCATCTAGCCCTGTGTATGGATGCTATGAAATACTTTGGATACCCTAAGGAGCCTTAAAATGTCTCGTCGTTTAACAGATCCACGTATATATAACAGCACACCTATCACCGATGCGATCATCGGTCAAGCTAGCGGCATAGCTAGTCTTAACGAGTTAGGCATAGTGCCTGAGAGTCAACTACCTGACTTCTTGACTGAAGCAGAAGGAAATGTCAGTTATATACTCAAGACAGATACCATACGTCAACCTACTGCCATATCGCCTACTACTGGTACTATAGACTATGGTGTAGACGGGACACTGACAGCTAATAGCTATGGCCATCTGTACGATACCACTAGACTCCATAGAGAGTATCAGATAGACATACTAGCTGGTGACTTCAGTGTCCCTATCAGATCTGTAGAGATCAATAGTGATGAGTGGGTGATCACACCTCCCATCCCTGATAACACTGAGTTCCAGTGGAGATGTAGAGATGTAAGTACTGAGTCTGAAGTAGGTCTGTA